AGTTCGTTCCGTGTGTGATGATCCGTCCGATCAACTGCTGCATCGCCTGCGACGCGAACGTCACGGCGTAGACGTACGCCTGCTTTACCTGCGACGTGAGCCCGACCGTGACGACGTTCGCGCACGCGTGGTTCAGCCGGATCTGTTCGTTCGCGCCGAGAGTCATCACGGCCGCGTATCCACGCGCGTTGTACTCGGAGGTCGAGACGGGCGACCAATCCGAGCGGAAGAAGTTCGATCCGGCCGTCATCAGTCGGAGCCGCGTGAAGACGGCATCGCCCGCCGCGTTGTGCGACGCAGCGTGGAGCCACGACGCGAGCACGAGGTACGTCCCCGCCGGGATGGTCCCCGTCGTGCAGACCTCCTGCGCTGCCGTATTCGTCGTCGTGACTTGCGTGACCTGCGACGCCGAGTAGACGGTCGCGACGCGCGCAGCCCAGATGCGCGGCGAGACGAGACGGACCGAGTTAAGCGTCGTGCCGTCGACGCCGACGAGCAGCCGGAACTCGTAACGCTGCCCCGGCGTGAGCGTCGTTTCGAGGAAGACGAAGTTGAACGGCGACACCGCGCGGTTGCCTGTCGCAACGCCCTGCACCGCGTCGCCGATCGTGTCGGAGCCTGCGCCGCCGAGCGGATCGCCGACGAGCGACCGCTTCAGCATCCGGATCAGCGCGCGACCGTTGCTCGTGACCGGCGACATCACGCTGCCCGCGACAGCGACGACGTACGTGTACTTCTCCGCGAGGCTCTCGGGCGGCGCGTCGGACAGGTCGATGACAAGCGTCAGCGCGTCGGTCAGCACGCTACGGCCGGAGATCGTCGCGCCCGACTTGAAGCTCAAGCCGATCACGCCGGACGAGTCGGCGGTCGTCTGCACCGGCAGCAGCTTGACCTTCTGCGACGGCGAAGTCGTCCGCTTCAGGACGCGGCAGTACGCGACCTTCGACGTGCCGCCCGCGCCGTTGTCCGTGATCGAGACGATCTGACCTTCGTTCAGTTCGACATCCGGCGCGGCGTTGAGCAGGAAGTCGGTGCCGCCAGCGGCGAGCGTCTGATCTCCGTTGATCGTCGCTTGCCCGCGCGAGATCGTGATGCCGGGGTACGTGTCGTCGCAGGCGAAGAACGCGTCGTGCCGCACGGGGTCACGCCCTCGCTTCGACGAGCGAGATCGAGATGTCGTCTCGTCCTGCGATCTTGCGCTTCAACTGCGCCGCGCGCCCCTTGCCGCCGCCGAGGAAGCCATACCAGCAACCCTGCGCGCGGACGGAGATCGACGGGCTCGGTCCCCAGATGTCGAGCAGAACGTGACGGCTCGTCCCGGCCGCGTCGATCTGCGCGAGCAGCGGATACGAGACGGCTTCGAGGTTGGCCGTGCTGTCGGCGGAGATCTCGTGGTACGTCGGGAGCCGATCGACGAAGCGCGCCCCCGCGTCCGACTCGCTCACCATCGACGGATCGCTGACCTCGATGTCGAAGCCGAAGTCAATCGGCAGTTCCGTGTACTGTCCGAACCAGACCACGCCGAGTTCGTGATACGCGTCGACCACGCCGTCGGAGTCGGAGTCGAGCACCGCGCCGCTCGGCAACGTCAGTCGCCAGAACGCTCCGCCGAGGTAGAGATCGAGAGCGTCGCTAATGAAGTCCTTCCGCGTGGCTTGCGCGGCTGCGACCCAGCTGTCCGGCTCGCGCACGTACCACTTCAGGACGCGCCGTCCGGTCTGCGCGTACGACTGAAGCGCCCAGCGGGGAGCGTTCACGGTCGGAAACGTCGACGACGCCGAGAACTCCAGCAGGAGCGACGAGAGCGCCATCGTCGTCAAGCTGCTCGCCGTAGCCGTGCCGAGATACCGCGCGTAGAGGTAGTCCTGCAACGCGAGGCCGTATCCGTTCGCCTCGAAACTGGTGTCCGTCGCGATGATGACATCGGCGAGATCACCTTGCAGCGGCGAGGACGTGTCGATCGCGCGCCCGACGTATTTCAACGTGAACGCGGTGTTCGCTGCGAGCGTTTGCGTCGTGCCGACTTGTACGCCGTCGACGTAGAAGCTCACGCTGGTTCCGTTGCGGACGATGCGGATGCAGTACCAGCGCGAGACGGTCGGCGTCCACGAGACGCTGACGAAGCCGGAGCCATCGTGCTCGTAGCGAAGTGTGTTCGCCGACGTGTAGAACGAAATGCGCGACGCCGTGCCGCCCAAGATGCGACTCTGGGTGACGACGTTCGAGAACTTCACGACGAAAGCGATCGTGTGGACGGTCCCGAGCGCGATGGTGCCCGAGTAGTCGAGGTAGTCGCCGCCATCGAAGCGCGCGACGGGTTTGCCGTCGATCTCGTTCGTCTGGAAGCTCGGCTTGGCTCCCGCGCTGGCCTGCGTGAACGAAACGCCGCCCATCGTCGTCCACGTCGCGATCGCGTCGCCGTCGTTGTAGTCGGCATCAAGATCCTCGGCGCGCAGCCTGAAGATCGTCGCCGCGAGCGCGTTTTCGATGTTGCCCGCTGGCGTGTTCAAATTCGAGTCGATCAACGCACACAGGCGCGGCGTGATCGCGCTCGCGAATTGCCCGACGATGGACTGCTGACCGTTCGATGTCGACCGCCAGCGCCGCGAGCGGACCGGCGAGAGAAGTTCCTCCTTCCGCCAAAGCGCGGCCTCGCTCGTCGCCGAGAGAATCACCGAGCCACTCCGGTCCGTGACCTCGTTCCGGAGTGCGAGCGTCGAGTACGAAGGACGGGTTTCCGGCATCGTGGTGCCCTATCTCACGCGACTGAGCGTCGCGCTACCACCGCGCGAGCGGCGCTCCAGATGGTCGACGGTCGCGCGAACGATTTCTACTCCGTCGATCTCGACCGAAACAGGGCGCTCCGTGAGCGCTGCGACCGTCGCGGCGAGCGTCGCGCGAAGCTCGGCGTCGGACGCGCGCTGCGCCGCTTGCTGCTCCTTGAGCGCGGCCGTCATCTCGGCGACGGACGCGAGCGTCGCTTCCGCTTCGAGCGCGCCGCTCGCCGACGAGAGCCCCGACGCGATGCTCGCCGACGCGAAGCCCGCCGCAGCAGCAGCGAGCGCAGCCTGCGCTTCCGAGCCTTCGAGCGGCAGCACCACCTCGTCGCCGTCTTCGCCGAAGATGCCGCGTACGCCGCGCGGCGTTCCGCGCACGAAGCCGCCGCGCGCGAACTTCCGCTGCGGCTCGTAGTATTCGACGCCGAAGACACCAGCGCCGCCTTCGCCGGTCAGGTTGCCGATTCCAAGCTGCGCCTGAACGAGCTTGTATTCGAGATCGCACTGGCCGGTACAGGCGTCCTCTGCGGCTTGCGCCGCGTCTTGGAACGGCGGAACCGTGTCCTGTACCGCGTCGCCGGTCTGACCGAGATCCGCCCCCAGTTGCTTCAGACCGTCGAGCATCGGCTGAAGCATCGCCTTGAAGCCTTCGCCGTTGATGATCTCCAAGATCCCCGCGACCTGCTCGGCGATGACCACGTTCGCTTCGGCCGCGTTCATCTGTCCGGCAGCGACAGCCGCGAACGTGGTCTGGATGATTCCGAGCGGAATCGCGAGCGCGCCCTGAATCACGGCGCTCTGGATGAACGCGTCGATCAAGCCCTGCGACACGCTCCGATAGATCTCCGTCTTGAGCGCAACCGTCAGGTTCTCCATCGTCAGGTTCGCCGGATCGTTCAACACGGAACGCAGCGCACCGCCGATCGCGTTCGCTCCAGCCTCCGCGCCAGCGAGCAGGTTCTTGTACGTGTCTTCGCCGAGGTCGAGTCCGAACTCGGCCGCGATACGCTCGAACTCCGGACCAAGCTCCTCCTCCAGTGCAAGCGACACCGGGTCGAGGCCAAGCTCTTTCAGATCGAGTCCGAACTGCTCTGCGATCGCCGCGAACGCGTCCGCGTTGTCCCTCGCGAGTTCGCGCAGTTTCTTCTTGAAGTCCATGCCCTGCTGGACGATGTCGGCCAACTCCTCCGCGCTGACCTTGCCGTCCGCGAACGCGTCCTCGATCGTCTCGCCCATCTTCTTCTGGAAGTCGTCGAGCCCCGCGTACTTCAGCAGCCCGTCGAGCATCCCTTGGAAGATTCCCTCGCCGGTCGCTTCCGCAAGCGCCTCGCGTAGCTCCTTGCGCGTGCCGCCACGGAAGAAGTCGTCGAGCGCACCAGCGAAGTTGAAGCTGACGCTGACGCTCTGCTCGCCGCCTCCCTCGCCGTCGTCGTCTCTCGGGTCTTTGTAGTCGGGGTGACGTGGATCCCAAGGGCCTTCGATGATCGGCCCGCCGTAGCCCCAGCCTCGCGACGGTTTGCGGACGCCGATCGGAATTAGCGGCGGCGGTCCTGCGTCGACCGGGTTGCCGTTCTCGTCCAGCTTGATGCCCTGCGCGGCGTGCGGCACGCCGTTCAGCGGGATGACGGTAAAGCCGCCGCCCTCGTTGGCGACGACTAGCTCCATCCCCTCTTCGCCCACGAAGCTCATGCCGCGCTTGAACGATCCGCCCTTCGCGCTGTTCCCGATCGGAAGCTGGAAGTTGCGTAGCAAATCGGCGAACTGACCGAGCCCGTCCTGCGCGTCGAGGAGTCCGGCCGCGAGGTTGTCTTTCAGCGCCGCCGCCGCCGCACCAGCGCCGTTGACGAGCGTGCCGTCGCCGCCGCCTGCGAGCGCCGAGAACGCCGCACCGACCGCGCCAGTGAGCGCGCTGTCGCCGCCAGAGAGCGCGCCGCTCGCCGCGCTGAGTGCGCCGGTCAGCGCGTCGTTGCCGCTTCCGGACAACGCGCCGACTGCGGACGAGAGCGCTCCTGTGAGCGACGACTGATCTCCGATGCCGGTTCCGAGCGCGCCGGTCGCCGATAGTAGCGCCGCTTTGAGCCCTTCGTTCGTCGTTCCGCCCGCGCCGAGCGCGTCGGTCATCGCGTCGACGCCGTCTTTGATCGCGTCGCTTTTCTGCGGGTCCATCGCGGTCGCGAGCGAGCCGAGATTCTCGGTCGCTTTCGTAGCCGCGTCGTCGACCGCCGAGGTCGCGTCGTCCGACGCCGTCTTGATGTCGTCGAGGTTCTCGACGGTCTTATCGGTGCCGTTGACGAGCTTCTCGGCGGTGCCCGCCATCGAGTCGAGCGTCGGCTGAAGTTCCGCGAGCGTCTGATCTGTGAGCGTGTTGATGTTTCCGATCATCTGGTCGATGACAGCTTGCTCGGACTCCGAGATACCTCCGACCAGCGCGCCCTTGATGACCTCCTTGAGCGCGCCCATCTGCTGCGCGAGAGCGCCCTCCATGATCGCGCTCTGCACGAGCGCTTCCTGCATCCCGGCGAGGATGTTCTCTTTCACGCTCGACTTGAAGCTCTCGCCGAACGCCTTGATTCCCTCGGCCTTCGAGCCGCCCTGCTGGATCACGTCGAACATCGACCCGGCCGCGCCACCGACCGCGCCCTTCAACGCTTCGGCCGCAGCGTTAACCGACGCCTTCAGCTTGTCCGGCGAGAACAGATCGGCGAGCGCGCCAGCGCCAGACGAGACGGAGTCTGCGAACGCCTGACCGGCGGCGTCGAGCTTCACCTTCAAGCCTTGCAGGTCCGCTCTCTCCGTGCCGCTCAACACGCCGTCCTGAAGCGCCGCCGCGACCTTGTACTGGAACTCGGTCGTGAGAGCCGCGAGCGCCGCGCTCTGCGGGCTGTTCGTCGCCGCGAGCGTTGCCGCTGCTTGCGCCGCGCCGAACGACTGCTGGTCGATCCGCTCCTGCATCGCGTCGCGCGCCGCCTGCTGCCCCTGCCCATCGCCGTTGAACTCGGCCGTCGACGCGACTTGGAACAGCGACGCGGCGTACGCGTCGAGCGCCGCCTGATTCTCCTTCGTGAGGTCGGCCATCGTCGTCCAGAACTGCTCGATCGGGTCCGGCTTGAACGCCTCTGCGAGCGCTTCCGCGACGGCCTCCGACGTTTCGCGCATCTCCTGAAGCATCGGGATGTAGTCTTGGAGGTTCGCGCGACCTTCCGCGATCGCCTGCACCATGCTCGCCGTGAACTCCGGCGTCCCGGCGAGCGACGAGTCTTCGTTGAGCAACCGCAGTTGCGCGAACACCGGCTCGAAGGACGCGGCGATGTTCGTCTCCTCGAACAGCGTCTTGAGTTGCGATCCGACGACCGACTCCTTGATCGACGCTTGGAGCTTCTGCATCATCGCGTCGATCCCAGCGCTCACGCTTCCGCTCGTGAAGATCGCGCCGATGTTCTCGCCGATGAAGCTCGCCGACGCGGTGATGTCTTGGAGCCGCGTCTTGAACTCCTCCGTGTCGATCTTGAATCCGTTCTTGAACAGCTGCGCGACGACGGCGTCGAAGTTCTCCGCGTCCTGCGAGAGATTGAGCAGCGTCTCGCGGCCGACGGTGTCGAGGTCGCCGAACATCGCGACGCCCTCGTTCTTCATCGACTCTAGCGCGAGCGCCGCGATGTGGACGCCAGCCGGAAGCTCCGACTCAAAGATCGAGCCCACGCCGCGAATCGTCGCGCCAAGAAGCATCGCCGGATCGACCGCCTCCTCTAGATACTGAAAGTTGCTGTGCGAGAACAGAATCGGTCCCGCCGCCTCGTTCAGCAACTCGAACGCTTTCGCCGCATCGTTGATGCCGAGGTCGCGGAACGCGGAAAGCAAGTTCTTCCTGATCTCCGCCGCCACGACCGCCGACTCGCCACCCATGCGAGAGAAGAAGTCCGTGAGGATATTTGTCCACTGATACGCTACGTCGGCGACGACGCGCTTGTCGGTTCCCGGCGCGTTGCCGAAGGCAAGCTGCCCAAAGATCGTCGCGAATCCCTGAATGACGTTGAGGTTCTCCGCGCCGAGTCGCTCGCGCTGTCCGATCAAACCCGGTGCCGAGCCAAGGTTGCTCGTCGTCCGCGTCAGGTCGCCGTACTTGTCCTGAAGCTCGTCGAACGTCTTCGTCTGGTCGAGTAGCGCCTCGGCCGCGCGGCGACGGAGCGTGCCCGCCGTCGGCGTAATGTCCGTGAACGCGGACGCGATCGCGGTGAGCGCGAGGATGATCGCGTAGATAATGGTGCCGATGACCGGGAAGGCGTTGAGGATCGCCGCGCCGCCAGCGACGATCGCGATGAGCGAGGCCGCGATCTCGATGCCACTCTGTCCGCCCTGTACCAGATTCCAGACGCCGTAAGCGCCGCCCGCGCCGCCGAGAACTGCGCCCGCCGTCGAGCCGATCGCGCCGAGCGACGTACCGAGAACCGACTCCGAGCCTGAGCCGAACAAGCTCGTTACGAGCCCCGAGCCGGTCGGTCCGATGATCGAGCCCAGCGTCGTCGCGCCGACGCCGGGACCGAACAGCGCGCCGATCAGACCGCCGCCCGCGCCGATACCGCCGGTTGCGAGTCCGACGCCGGAGTTGAGCAGCGAGAGCGAATTGATCGCGATGCTGACGGTCGGGTTCTCGAAGAACCCGCCAGCGCCGAGCGCAAGCGGCACGCCGAGCGAGAGCAGGCCACCGAGCGATCCGCCGCCGGAGCCGCCGAGCAGGCCACTAAGAATCCCGCCGCCGCCGCCGCCACCTCCGCCGCCGCCGTTGAACAAGCCGCCGAGCCAGCCAACGAACGACTTGAACAACCCGCTCATGCCGCCGAGCGAGTTGACGATCTCCTTCAACATCCCCTGCGAGAACGACTTCCAGATGTCGCTCATATCGAGCGTGCCCTGAATCAAGCCGTCCATCATCTGCGAGAACGCGTCGTCGATGTTCGACCAGAGATCGAGCGACGACTCCTCGACCTCGCCGTACTTGTCGCGCAGGTCGTCGAGCGTCCCGGTCAGATTGACGTACTCCTCCGCCTGCTTCTGCGAGAGTCCCCGGTCCCGTTCCTTCGCGATCGCGAGCTTCCTGTGCGCTTCCTCAACGGAGATCACGCCGTCGCGAACCTGCTCCCAGATTCCGATCTCCTCCTTCATCTTGCCAACGGCGTCGACCGCTTCGAGCGCCTCGTTCCACTTCTTCGTCGACTCCGCCGCTTGGTTCGCGCCCTGCTCCGCCTTGACGTACGCGTCGACTGCGGCGAGCGTCGCGCCCGACGCGAGCAGCGTCGCCGCTTCGTTCGCAAGCTCCGCGTCCTCGATGCTGGTCAGGATCGTCGCGTACGAGTCGCCCGCTTCGATGCCCTGCTCGATGACGGTGTTCCGCGTCTCCTGCGCGGCCGTCGTCGACTCTGTCGCGGCGACCTGATTGAGCAGCGCGTCGGTCGCCGACTCGACCGCCTTGGTCGCCGACTCGACCGCCTTCTCCTTCTCCTTCTCGGCTTCCGTGTTCTTCTGGACGACCGGAAGCGCGATGACGCCCTTCTCCGAGTAGAAGCGCCAGCTATCCGCAGCCGCGCCGAGCCCGAGCGCGTCGAGGTTCGCGGCGACCTGCTGGTCGATAAGCCCTTGCGTGCTTTTCGCCGCCGCCGCGTCGGCGACCAACTGCTCGCCGTGAAGCTCGCCGAGCCGCCCCTTGAGCGCGCCGATGCCCTCGACGAGTTGGCGGACCTGCGCGTCGTACTGCGCCACGTTCGACGCCTGCGACGTGTCGTTGCCGACGCGCGTACGAAGCTGCTGCTCTAGCGTCGCGAGTTCCTCGCGGATGATCTTCTCGTTCGAGAGCTTCGCGACTGCGGCCACGTCGACCGAGTTGAAGACCCACGCGACGACCTTCTCGAACACGTTCTTCGCGGCGCGACCCGCAGCCCAGATGGCGGACTCGAACGCCGCTTCGAGCGCGCGGTTCAGACGCGCGCCCATCACGGACATCGCGTCGTCCCACTCCAGCGTGGTGAAGATCTCCTTCAACTCGCGAAGCTGCTGGCTCGCCGACTCGAACGCGGAGCGCAGTCCTTCGCCGATCGCCGCGCCGAAACCCGCGATCGTGCCGTCGCCGATGCCAACCTCCGCGACGAAGTCGACCAGCCCCGACGTGATCTCTTCGAGCGCGGGCGCGAGCCCGATCGCGAACTGCTGCGCGACGCCGTCGCTCACGCGCCCGAGGATCGCGAGCGAGTCGCCGACCACTTCGAGCGCAAGATTCGTCTCGCGTTGCAACGTCAGGCCGAGCTTGTCGTTGATCTCGGCGAAGCGCCCCAGCCCTTCCTTGCCTTCGAGCAGGAAGGGCATCATCTCGGCACCGGCCTTGCCGAAAATCTCCATGGCAAGAGCCGTCCGCTGCGCGCTCGGCTCGGCGCGCGAGAACGCGTCGGCGAGATCGAGCAGGACTTCTTCGGAGTCGCGGACCTTCCCGCTAGCGTCCGTCACCGAGACGCCGAGCGCGGCGAACGCCGCCGCCTGCGCTTCGCCGCCGGACGCGGCCTCGACCATGTTGATCGAGAGCTTCTTGAACGAGTTGCCGAGCAACTGGAGCGACACGCCGCTCACGGTCGCGGCGATGTCCATGCGCGAGAGCGACTCGATCGACACGCCGATCTTCTTCGACATATCGTCGAACGCGCCGCCGCGATCGATCCCCGTCAACGCGGCGTTGATCGCGACATCGACCACACCGAACGCCGCCGCGAGTCCGCCGACCGCGCCGACGAGCGTACCGACGCCAGCGACCAGCGCGCCGATCGACACCCCGAACCCTTCGGCCGACGACTTCGCGCCGTCGGCCGCGCGAGCCGTCTGGTCGACGGCTCCGGCGACCTTCTGAAGCGTGGCGCTCGCTTCGTCCTTCGCGCGTATCGTGATGTTCAGTTCTTCGGCCATCACGTCGCCTCGCCGCCGTCACCATCACCCAGATCGCCGTCGAGATCGAGGGCGATCTGGTCTTCAACCTGCTCCTGCGGAGTGCCGACTCGGAGACGCGCGACCGCTCGCGTCGCCTCCCAATCGTTGCCGATCAGACAGCCGTCGAGCGTCTGCATGACCAGCGCGATCCCGCGCGTCCGGTCCTCCGCTGTCTCCAGAGCTTCCGCCCACGCCGCGAACTGAATCGCCTCGCGCGTGGTGCTGTACTCGACCGTACCTGCGCGCTCGCCTTTGTCGTGCTCGACTCGTGAGATTGCTGTCATCGCGAACTCGTACGCTCTCAGCACCTCTGGGTAGTTCTCTGCGAGACGGAACGGACAGGTCCGACCGTACCAACACGACGGTCCGTCCGGCTCCATCTCGCAGAGCGCACGACACTGAACGCACGACAGCGGGCGGCGCGGGCGCGCCATCGCTGCCGCGAGGTAGGTCAGTCTTCTTTTCCCCTCTCCACCTCCGCCGCGATCGAGTCGCCCCACTCCTGAAGGAGCGAGAACACCGGGTTCTGGAACTTGTCCGGATACGAGTTGAACCAGATGTAGACGAACAGCCCGATCGAGAACGGGAACTCCTCCTGCTTCGTCACGTACTTCTCGACGAACGCTTCGAGCGCCTCGGGCGACTCGTCGGACGGACGGATCACGCGGTCGCCGCGCAGGATCTCGTTGATGTTCTCCAGCGTCGCGCCTTCCCAATCGAGCGCGACCTTCTGGAGCATCGGCCGCATCGCGGTCATCTCCGTCTCCGCCGGGTTCGATCCGCCGCTCCGCTGACGAAGCTGCGCGGCCTCGACGACCGCGTCGCGGAACGTACGGTAGGGCATATACGCGAGCTTGATCCGGAAGACGGGCGCGTCGATCCGCGCCTGCGCGATCGTATTCGTCCATCGCGGCGCGCGCTCGACCTTCTTGAGCGCGAGTCCCGGCGGGAGGAAGTTCTCGACCTGCTTTGCCATCGTGTTCTTTCCCTTCGCAGTCGCCACGCGAACGGCGCGTGGTCAGCCCTGAAGTAGCTACGGGAGGGGGACGACGCCGACGCCTATCGCCGACGCGCCCCCCTCCCGCTGGCTTGAGCGGCGATGGCGAGCCGCGCGTGCAACCCTTGCCGGTCCGCGTACGCCCATTCGTACACGAACGCCGCTATGCGGAGCGGGTGCAGGCGGAAGCATCGGGCGTTCGCTTGCCATCGGACGCTCAACCGAGAGCGCGGAGAGACGAGACACTCGCGTCGCGACTCTCCGCGCCGCACGGCTTAGATCTTCTCCTTGAACGTGATCTTGTAGTCGGCGTTCTCGTTCGTGCCCTGACCCTTGAATGTGCAGTTGAAGACCTTCCGCTTGTTCCGGTCTTCCTCGTTCACGGTGGTCAGCTGCGAGTCGGGAACGGCGAACAGCGCCTGCGATCCGCTCGCGGCCGAGCCGTGCGTCCACGAGAGGTCGCAGTCGCTCGCGTTCTGCTGGAGCGTGTACGGGTCCAAGCCGAGCGCGAGCGTCGACGCGCGCTCGATCTTCGCCATCACCTTCGGATTCCGGTCGCAGTGGTAGAAGCCGTAGAAGCCGAGCGCGGAGTTGATGTCCTCGCGCTCCTGCGCTTCGGCCGCGAGATCGAGACTGACCTCGGGGACGATCAGCGCGTTGAGCGCGTTCAGGACGAACGCCTCGCTCTGGACCTGCGACGCGTAGAAGCCGGGGTTGGTCAGGGTCGGGAAGGCCACGTCGGTTGGCGCGTTCCAGACGCCCTTGAACGTGAAGCTGACGCGCGGCGCATCGCCCGCCGGGAACTTGAAGCTGCACGTCCCGAACGCTCCGGTAATCAGCTGTCGGACGCCGCCCGAGTGGTGGTAGAACGTGAGCGACGGCGGCGTGTTCGTCGGCGTCAGCACCCACGACGACGAGCCGCCGCTGGAGTTGCTCGCGATCGAGTGCCCGCACGACTCGATCAGGGGCACGAACCACGGCATCTGTCCGCCGGTTCCGCCGCTCCCCTGAAGGAACGCGTCGAAGGTGATCGTGACGATCGACCGGCCGACGATGTCCTTCCGCTTCGTCATCGACTGACGCACGGGGTTGGTCGTGATGAGCTTCACGTCCTGCTGCGCCGGAGTGAACGCGCCGTCGAGCAGCGCGGGACCGGCGTACCGCTTCTCGGCCCCCGCCCACGACGCGGTGTTCAGCGTGCCGTAAGCGACCGCTGTGCCGATCGCCGTCTCCTGCGAGAAGACGAGCCCGGTGTTGAACGAGAGGTTCGGTGCAACGTAAGGCACGGGGACTTCCTCCTCGAAGCCTACCGCGCGTCTCGCGTCAGCGGCTCCACTTCACAACCAACCCAGCCCGGTGCAGCTACGACCCAGCCCGCTCTGCCCGAGGCACTACCCCGTCTGGCGGAGAAGCGCAAGCAGCGTCGATGCCGCTCTTGACCACGGGAACTCGCGCGCTCGCTCGGACGCGCGACGGCCGACGATCTGCGCTCGGCGGTAGTCGAGCATGACGCGCCCGAGCGCGTCGACCGCGTCGGTATCGTTCGGCCACGGGACGCGGTTCTCGACCGAGATCACTTCTCCCGTCGCGTCGTTCGTCGCCTCGCTGTGGACGTTTCGGACCGTCACGCCGACCGGGTACGCCGTCTCGCGCGTCGCGAACTCGCGCGTCCCCGTCGAGTCCGAGACGACGAGCGGCAATCCGGTCGCCATGCCTTCGAGGCCGGTCAATCCCCAGCCCTCGCCACAGTGCAAGAAGATCTGGCCGTGCGCGCGATGGTAGACCTCCGCCGCGAGTTCCGCGCGCGGCAGCAGTCGCGTGTCGACCGTGACCTGCGACGAGAAGAACATCGAGCCCGTCGGGAAGTCGAACCGCTCGATCGGCTCGCGCGCGTTCTGCGCCATCCGTCGCAGCGCGACATCGCCGAGCGCGCCGGTCGTCTTGATGTAGAGGTGCGCGAAGCCGGGAGGGAGCGTCGCTAGGAAGTGCTCCCAGATCTCCGGCAAGATCGTCCACTTCCGTCGGTTCGGCGCGCCGACGTACAACCAGACGAACGGCTCATTCCCCGGCGTCCAGCGACGACGCTTGTACGGGAAGTTCTCCGCGTCGACGCCGAGCGGACAGGTGACGACCGGCGTCGACGTGTAGTGCGCGAACAGCTTCGAGCACCACGCCGACGGCGTCACCACGAGCGAGCAGCGCGAGAACGCCGGAGCGAAGTACGTCATCATCGCTTCAGCTTCGTGCGACTCGAACATCGTGAACAGGACGTTGTCACGTACGCCCTCGACGGGGACGAAGCGCTCGGGGAACATGAAGTGGACGGCGGTCCGACACGACGCGGGCTGCTCGCCGCGCCGCCACAGGCGCGCGCCTTGTCGGCGGAGCGCGTCGGCGAGCGCGCGGTTCGCGGACGCATAGCCGATGTAGTTCGCGACCTCGCTGCCGGTCGTCTCCGCAGCCCAGACGAGATCCACGCTCACAGCTTTCGCGGGTCGAGGACCGACGTGAAGTACTGCACCTCGTAGTCGATCTGTCCGTACACGCGCCCTTCGAGCGGCTCGCCGACGTTGATCGCGTTGCCGCGCACGTAGAACGCGATGGGATGCTGCGCCGTGACGAGTCCGGTGTCGTAGTCGGTGACGGTGATGAAGTGCTGAAAGCCGACCGCGCGCTCGATCTCCGCCATGAACGCAACCGCCGTCTCGTCTGGATCGGGACCGTTGTACTCCGCGAGGAAGCCGACCTGAACAGCCAGCGTCCGTTCGAGGTGCCGACCGACCGAGGCCCACTGGATCGCTTCCGTCCGCTGCACGACCATCAGCGCGGGGCACGCGGTCGTCGCGTTGATGACCTCCTTCATGTGGACGCGCGTCGGTCCGACGTTGAACAGGTACGTCGGCGAGACGATCGCCGAGAGAAGCGTGCGGAGCTTGTCGACCACCGCTTGCCGGACTGCTGTCGGAGCCGCCATCAAACCCTCCCGGTGATCCCCGCGCTGACGATCGCGCGCTCGACGGACTCGCGGAAGCGATCCGCCATGCCGAGCACCGTCGGGATCAGGTACGGCTTACCCGGCTGGTTCACGCCGGTCGAGAGTACGAACGCCGGAGCGTAGCCCTTCTCGCCGAACTGCGGTCCCTTGAAGAACAGGATACGCGTGCGGCCGGACTTCGACGGGCGGACGAACGTCTCCGTGACTCCCATCTCGAAGCGCGCGGTCTGTACGCTGCCGCCGAAGACGCCCGCCTTCGTCGGGACGACGCCGCCGTACTCGCGCGAGACGGGCCACGCGAGACGCCCGGTGCCTGACTTCGGGATCGGTCCGCCGAACTCGACCTGCGCCGCGTAGACGAGCGGCGCGGTGCCGAACCCGACGCCGATCTTGACCGTCAACTGGTCGGGCATAACGTGGCGGATCGAGCGGTACAACGTGCCGGTCTTCACGCTCCGGTTGTCGCGGATCTTCCGCTGTACCGCAGCAGCCGCGTCCATCCCGGCTTCGTTCAGCCCGAACGCGATCGCCTCGCGCATCAGGTCCGGTCCCGAGTCGAGAAGTCGCCGCAAACCGGCGCTCGGAGTAATCGAGATCTCCACGCGACCTACCAGTGCCGAGGTCGGCGGTAGTGATCGACGATCTTCTGCACGGCCGGGATGAGCGGACCGCTCTGCGAGTATACCGTCACGGTCGAACCGGGCACGCTCACGCTGACGACGCCGAGCTTGTCGCGGAAGCGATACCAGTGCGCGACCTGCTGTACCGCCGCCCAGCGGAGATCGGCGTCGACGCCGCCCGTCTCTCGGTAGAGTCCGCCGACGTACGTGACCTTCGTGTTCGCGACGCCGTGGAACCACGGGATGTAGCGGCGCTCGATTTGTCCGAGCGCGGCGTCGATCCCGTACTCGCTCGCGTCGTACGGATTCGATCCGGAGAAGACGCCCGCATCGTCGTACTCGACGGAGACGACCGACTCGATCGGATAACGCTGAAGCTGAATGATCTGCTGGTGCTGCCGGATCGAGAGGATCTCGACGGTCGGTGCCGCCACCGTACTCTTGCGGAACCGACGCATCGTGATCTTCTCGGCGAGCGCGGAGAACGCTTCGATCGCGTCCTCGATGATCGGCCGCGCCGTCGGCTCGTCGAGTTCGGGCAACGACGCGAGCACGTCGTCATACGTGCAGAGCGCGGGCGCGTCGACGCAGCGTAAACGATGGACGTGTCGGATCGTCTTCGAGATACCGTCCTGCGCGTACGTGATGACGAACGTCGCGACGTGATCCTCGCGCGCGTTCGTCGCCGTCTTGAGCGCCACGTCGGTCGCGAGCACGTCCCAGCCGATCGTCGTGATCGGCGTTCCGTTCGAGTCGGTCGCGTCCGCGAAGGCGACGTTGTTCGTCAGCGCGCCTCCCGGCGTCCAGACGTTCTGCGGCGTCACGGACGCACCACGGATGTACTGCCCGGTCGCCGCGTCGACGAGCGTCAGCGTCGCGGCCGTGATGTTGGCGACGCCGACCTTCGCGCCGTCCTCGCGCTCCAGCACGCCCGACCAACGGCCGGTCGCGCCGACCTGATAGCGTCCGACCGTCGTGCTCATTGCTTCTCCTTCGGAGGGCACATCCCTTCGCACATACCCGCGCACAGCGACGCGATTGTCGCCGGACTACCCTGCGCGAAACCCTTCTCGCAGAGCGCCTGTTGTAGCTCGCTGCGCGGCGTCGGACTCGCGGTCGGGCTCGCGGTCGGGCGCGGGGTCGGCTTTGCGCCCCACGTCAACCACGTCGCCAGTAGCGCCGCTGCGACGATCACCTCTTCTGCTCCTTCGGCGCGGGCGTCGCGATTGGCGTCTGTCCGCTGCGAATCGACTCGATCATCGCGGCAAGCTGATTGACCGCTTCCTGCGTGGATGCCTCTAGCCGGTCGAGCCGCTCGCTGAGTCGCTGCGCCGGGAGCACGACCTGCACGCACGGTTCGTAAGCACTCGCTTCGACGCACGGCTTGAGCGGTGTCGGGGTAGGCGACGGCACCTCCTGTGCCTGCGCTCCGCTGACCGTCGCCAACAGGAAGATCATCCCAAGTCGCATCACAAATCTCCCTCAAGTCTACGGCACCGTGTAATGCACGGTGCAGGTGGCACCGATTGTATTGGTGCAATTGGCTCCGGTGTCGCGAGCGCGAATTGCATACGCTCCAGTTACACCGACGTTGAGGTCGATGGGCGTCCCGAGGCTCTTGTCGCAGCTTGCCTGATTGACCGACACGCAGTTGTCACCGTTCTCCGTTCCCAACCCGTGCGTGACGTTGAACGTGACCTCGCACGAGGGGTCGGCAGACTGTCCGCAGACGATGCGCGTAATGGTCATGTCCTCCACGATGATGATTTGAGCACTTGCGTAGCTATTGACGCAGTTACCCGTACCGAACCATCTCTCGGGATTGCCGCACGCAGATGCTGGGCTGAGTACGGTGCTGGTCGGGCGCGGCGACGGCGACGGCGACGGTGTCGGCGTCACGAAGCCGACCGGGTGACGCACGGGCGTGACCGCACCGGCTTCGCGCAGGAGACGCTCGCTCGCCGTGCCGAGCACGGCCCACGCGAAGATCAGCAGCAGGAGGCGATTGGCGTTCATTACGACTGCCGCAGCACCACGCGGTACAGGTTGGCGGTCGCCGTGGAGGTGTCGCTCCCCGTGGGGTCGCGGAACAGCCGCATGAGGAACTGCTCGCCCGCCACGCAGCCGCTCAACGGGTTGTTCGTTGCGTTCGACAGCGTGATCGTCGCCTTGTTCGTAAAGTTTGCAGTTGACGTGAGCACTGCATCGGTCACCGTGTTCGCCGTCGATGAGAGCGTCGGGTCGTGAGTCTCGGTGTCGCCCGAGCACGCGCCCGTGATCTGCCAGACCACGTTCGCCGCCGACGTGTTGCTCGCGCCCCAATAGATGTCGGCGTACAGAGCGCCCGACCATACGCTCGGGAGCATGATGCTGGTCTTTGCGTTGAGCGTCGAGCCGTCAGGGAAGGCGAGCACTCCGCGCGCGTAGGTGTTCGTTCCGTCCGTTCCGACACACGCGGTCGTGGCGGGCGCAGTCGCGGGTAGATCCCAGAAGGTGTAGCCGGTGCCGCCGACGCACGCGGCAGCGGGCAGGTCCGCAACCACGCCGTCGCCACGCGGCTCCCACGACAGCGTGCCGCTGCCGTTGGTCATCAGAAGCTCTCCAGCTTCGCCGTCGTCCACGGGCAGCGTGTATGCGGTGTTCGCCGCGAGCGCGGGCGCGACGAGGCTCGCGTAGGACGTGCCGCCGCCAGACGGTTCGAGGATGCGAATTTCCCCCGCCGCCGTGCCGCCGCCGACGTTGACCACGCCGTAGTGCTGCGAGGCTGCGGTGCCGGTCGAGAGCAGCGTCCACTTCCCGCTGCCCGAGGTGACCGTCGAGCGCAGCCCCGCCACCAGCGTCGTCGCCGTCTGGTCGTCCACGTCGAGGCCGATCACGTTCGTCTGCGCGCCGCTGCCTCCCGGTGCCTGCATCCAGACTCCGCGACGAGTCGTGATCGTGCCGCCCGTGTTGATGACCGGTCTGTCGAAAAGTCCGGTGGACTCGGTGACGACGATAGAGCCGTTGTTCCCCGGCGTCTTGCGGCTCAACTGCGGGACGTTCGCGATTGGCCGCCAGAGGTTGACGGTGAACGTCGGCGGCAGCGTCGCCGTGTCGTTGTCCACTTGGAAGATCGGCGCAGCGTATGTCGTGTACCACGAGCCCGTGGTCCGATTCGTGTCCGTCGGCGACGACCTGATGGTCGGAGCGAACCATTGGAAGATCGCGCCTTGAAAGCCCGCCGCGTCGTTCGCGGCACTCAGGATCGTCCCGTCCATCTTGAGCGCCGAGATGGACGACAAGCCGTTGTCGAACGTCGTCGTGGCCGCGCCCATCTTGAGCCAAGTAGAGACGCCCGACACCGTCGTCAGGTTCGAGTTGACCCTGATCTCTGGCGCGCTGCCCGTCGCGCTGGTCGTCGCGTTCAGCGTCAGCGATCCGTTGCTGTTGCGCGAGCCGTAGATCGTCCCGCTCGTACCCGAGCCCTTGTCGAAGGCGAGGTCGCCGTTGATCTCCAGCTTGTCGGTCGGGACCGTCTCGTCGCCGATGCGGATGCCCCCGACGAAGAAGCTCTTGATGTTCGCGTGCCGTGACCGCACGCACCAGCGCGTCGCGCCCGTGGTCCCCGCATCCGGCCAGCCTGCGCTGTTCGGGTCGCAGGTGAACCCGGCGTAGTAGCCGATCTCGGGCGTACCCGTCAGCGTCCCGATGTCATCGACGACGAATCCGTCGTAACCGTCAAGCTGGAAGCGCGGGTAGAGGCACGTGCTTGACGGACAGTCGCCGTCCCCCGTGCAGGCGTTGCCAGCACTCGCGCCGCCCTTGCACGTCCTTGCTTGCTCGACCATGCTCGGGCGCACGTAGCCGCCGTACCACGCCCTCTGGTACAGCTTGCCCGCGACGCACTGGCCGTTGAGATTGCAGGTCGACCCCGGACAGTTGCCGTCCCCGGTACATTCTTGACCCTGCGACGAGCCGCCGACGCAGACCTTGCACATTGAATCTTTCGTGCAGATCGTGTCGTCGTTCGAGCCGCCCGAGCACGACGCCTTCGCCCCCATCGCGTACGTATCGAGGAAGCCGATGGGAACCCATTGTTTCTGTCGCCCGACGTTGCGTAGCTGCGTGGCCGTGCCGTAATTGTAGAAGGCGTCTGGATACAACGGGCTCCCGCCGTCGCAGTTGCCGCTGTCACAGTCGCCATTGACTGTACATTGGTTGCCCGCCTGCGCGCCGCCGATGCAGACCGCGTTCGCGACGCTAGTCGCCTCGACCCCGTACTGCACCGCGCTGGTGGCGTACACGATGTCCGCGAGGGTGCTGTTCGGTGCGCCGACCCTCTTGAGCTTCCCTCCCCAGAACACGCCAGTGCCGACCGAGATCATCGGCACCGTGAACTTCGGCGTCAAGTTAAGCCCGATGATCCCGGTTCCATCTGAGCCGGTCTGCAAAGTGCTCGACGTGTAGAAATTGACGAGCGGGTACTGGCTCGCAGGCGCAGCCCAGCTAGGGTGCAGCGCGATGGTGCCGTCGTACAACGACGCCTTCCCCTGCTCCATCGTGATGCCGTTCCCGTCGGCGATGGCCGCGTAGGCAGGCGCGGCTACGCCCGCGAGCGCGAGCCCCGCGAGCGCGACCGCGATGATGCGAAAGGCGCGAGTCATCAGGTGCCAGCGCTCTGCGACATCGAGCAGCGGATCGTGACCTTGTTCGACGTGCCCGACGCCGTGGTCAACTCGAACGCCACGCACTGACCGTTCGTCCATGAGGTCGTCCCCGTCGGCGTGCCCGCCGTCCACTGAGTCGCGCTCATCACGGTTTGCGCCTTGGTCGTGACGTTCAAAGCACCGCCGCACGTCGCCGCGAGCCCGAGCTTGACGGTGATCGCCTGCCCGGTCGCCGCCGTTGCCTGACACTCTAGCTTCGTGAAGCTGCCGGTATCGAGCAGCGGTGTCTGCACGTCCGCGCCGTTCGCCGTCGCGGAGCACGAGCCGTCGAGGCCGCAGTAGAGCGGCGTGGTCGAGACGGTGACCTGCGTGAGCGGCGACACGTCGATGCGCGGGACGATGCCCGTCCCGCCGCCGCAGGCCGAGCCGTGATCTTCGAGCGTACCGTTCGCGTTCCACTTCGCGCAGTTGTTCGCGCCCGGCGTGACGTTCCCCGCCGTGACGAACTTCGTGCCGTTCGAGCCGCCCGTCTTGATGTCGGCCTTGAAGTCCGTGAAGTCGTCGAACGTGTTCGCCGGGAACGTCATCGGCGCGGTCGTGCCCGCCCAGCTAACCGAGCCGGTGATGCCCGAGAAGCTCGCCGCGCCCGTGAACACTGGAGCCGAGATCGTCGGCCCCGTGTCCCAGACCAGCTTGTTCGCGGTGCCCGTTTCGCTCGCGTCCTGCATGACCGACGACAGGTTCGCGGCGGTCGTCGAAGCCGCGCCGAGGTCGATCAGCAGCGGCACGCGCCACGCGGGCGGGTTCACGTCGCTCGACGAGGTCAGGTATCGCTCGTCGCTGCTGCCGTGGTTCGCGAGCGTTTTCATCGTGCGGTTGTTCGCCGCGCCGACGACCAGCGAGTCCGTCGTCAGAGCCGCGCCCGCCGTGCAGCAGTCCGTACATTCGACGCTGCCGTCGCCCTTGTCGGTGAGTGGTGCGAGGAATTTCATCGCCGCGCTCGCCTCGATCGGAACGATCAGCAGCGCGGCCAGAACGGCGAGACGCGCGACCACCGCGCGCGCGCCCCTTCCCTTGCGGTTCATCGGCAATCTCCTTTGTTCACGTCGCGAACTGGTACTTCAGCGCGACGTTGACGATCGCCGCCGGAGCACCGCCCGAGCTTTGCAGCCGCATTGAAAGCCAGTCCTTCGCGGCGAAGACGGTCGAGATCGCGGAGCTTCCCTTCCGGTTCGCCGCACCCGAGCCCGTAAGAGTCACGACCACGAGCGTATCGACTTGCTCCTTCCGGAGCGTGCAGACGATCGAGCCCGCGCCGGGAGCTACGTTCGACGTGACCACCAGTTCGAGCGCCGTTCCGGCGGGCATCGCCAGAAGCACGTCGTTCTCGTCCGTCGAGATCCCGCCCGCACCGAGAAACACGGTCTGTCCCGCGCCGAGGTTCAGCACCGTCGAGAACATCAGGACGACCTTCTGTCCGAGCGCGGTCGGCGGCTCGTAGATCCAGAGCCCACCACGGTCAACGATGCGCGCGACGAACGACGCGCCGAGGTCGATCGCGGACGTACGTGCGAGAACAGAGTCGACAGCAGAGCGGAGATCGTCACGCCGATCGACGCCAGCCACGGAGCTTGCGCCGTCGTCGACGCGCGAGGTTCGACTCGCTCCCGAACCAACTGAAGACGCGCCGGTCGGCACGGCGTCACGCCGCTCGTCGAGGTAGCCATCGGCGATCCTCCGCGAGACGCGTCAAGGCCAGCGCGAGCCGGTCGGCCGCGTGCGCGTACGTCCATCCCTCGTGAACGCGCCGCGCGAGCCGGAGCGCGTTCCGCGCGGCAGGGCGGTAGTTCCGGACCACGTCCAGCATCGCTGCGCTCAGAGCGTCCGGATCGACGCGCCAGCCGTACTTCACGGATTCGTCGTCGCCGACCTGCAACGCGTGACGCCGCGTCGGCAGCGCCGCCGCGACTAGCCGCTGGTCGAGGAACTCGCCGATCGCGCCGCCCGCCGAGACGATGAGCGGCAGACCGACGGCCGCAGCTTCGAGCGGCGTCAGACCGAAGCCTTCGCCGAGCGTCGGGAAGACGAACGCGTGCGCGCGGCGGTAGAGAACGCGGAGCGCCTCGGCCGGGAGCGCGCGGTCGTCGTAGATCACGCCGTTGCGCTCGACGACGCGGCGTCGCGTTGCGTCGCCAGTGCCGGAGATCTTCATCACGAGCCGTACGCCGGGGACGCCGTCGAACCGCTCGAACGCGCGCATGATGAGATGCGTGCCTTTCCTGTCGTTGAGCGCGCCGACGTAGAGGAACGTGAACGGCTCCGCGCTGTCCCACGCACGCGGCCCGGTCGGCAGCGTCCAGACCGACGGGTCGAAGCCGAGCGGGACGACGACGAGCGGCGTCTCGCGGTTCATTCCCATCCGGAGCAGACGCGCCGAGTACGCCGACGGCGTCAGCACCGCGTCGGCTACGCGACTCGCAGCCGCGAACTCGGGCGGCGGCGGATCGAGTTCGTACATCGTGAACAGGACGTTCCGCTTGCCGTCGACCGGAACGAAGTTCCTCGGGTGGCAGTAGTGGACGACCACGTCGGCGTCCTGCGCGTCGTCGACGATCTCGACTCGGCCGCTCGCACGGAGCGCGGCGAGAAGCGCGACAGACGAGGAGGTGTAGCCGACCGCGTGGCTGTCGAAGATCACCGCTCGGTGCATCGCCCAGCAGACGCGCATACGACCTTACCTCCGGACGCGCGCCGTCGCGCGTCACGCTTCGAGCGTCAGCGAGCCGCCGTCGACCCGCGCGCCATCCTGTTGACCTTGACTCCTACGCGCGCGACCGCGTCGATCTCCTCGTCGGGGATCAACGAAGCCGTGCGCTCGGCCGCGCTGACGGCACGCTCGTCTACGACGAGAGCGCCGATGCGCGCGAGCCGCTCGTACTCGAAGTCGGGTACCGGGTACTCGTACCCCGGCATCAGCGTTCCGACATAGGTGCTGATCTCGCGGTTCACTCGAACACGGTGCATCGCCCCTCCTCTCCAAGCGCGGAGCGCGGAGAGCGCCGTCGCACTCTCCGCGCTCCTCCCCCCAACCCCGCCGCCGCTTACGCGGTCTTGATCGTCGCGAAGCCGTCCGTCAGGACGTTCAGCGCGGCGAACCGCTCACGGGCGCGCATCACGAGAGCGCCAGCCGTGAACGCAGCCTCGCTGCTCCACTGAATCGCCATCTGCTTCCGGTCGCCGAAGAAGTGACCCTTGGCGAAGTTGCCGTACAGGACGAGGTGCTTGCCCGAGACGCTGACGCCGCTCGGCATCGCCTCCGTGATGTAGCACGGATCACCGAGCAGAGTCGTCGGCCGACCGACCGCCGGATTCGGCACCGGGTTCGCGCCGGGGATGTTGCCGGTCCACGACGACGAGAGGATCGGGTATCCGTCCGTCGTCCGGAGTGCCTGAATGTAGCGGAACGCCGCCTTGTTCATCACCCAGCACGCGCCCTCGCGCGCGTTCGCGTCGATCGTGTTCTGCACGGCGACGAGGTTGTCGTACGACACCGAGGAGAAGTGCGACGACGAGGTCGTGACGATGTTCGTGCCCGCCGTCGTGACGGCCTGCACCGCGCCCGTGAACGCGCTGGTCGCCGCGTCCGGATCGTTCGCGGTCGACGAGAAGACCGCGAGGTTCTCCTTGAGCGAGAACGAGTCGAGGAAGACCTGCGCCCAGAAGGCGCTGTAGTTCATGACCGTGTCCTCGACGAGTTCGCCCTCGACGATGTTCACGGCCATCAGCGTCTTGCTGACCAGCTGCTTCGTCGCGACGAACGTGATCGGCGAGTTGTTGCCGGGAGCCGAGCCGTTGGAGACGTAGTACGCCGACGGCGTCCCGCTCGTCACGGCCGGAACGTCGACCTTGTCGCTCATCATCGGCAGCACGAAGCACAGCTGCCGAGCGAGCGTACGCTCACGCTGGAAGTACGCGACGTTGTCGTACGTCAGCGTCGGGACGGTGATGCCGCCGAGGGTGTCCGACTCCTCGTACTGGTCGGCGGCGCGCTTCGTGTTCCGGTACTTCTCGGGGATGTTGCGGTAGCCCGAGCGGAACGCCTTCCACGAGTCGGTGATGACCTCGCCGACGGCGCGGTAGACCTGAAGCTCGAACGGCGAGTTGCCGGTGAAGTGCTTGTCGTCCTGCTTCGCGTCCTGCTCGCGGAGCCGGTTCTCCAGCGCGGTGATGAGCGAGCGCTGCGCGACGAGTTCCTTCTGCGCTTCCTGCGCGGCCTCGACGCCCTGCTTGGCGAGCGCTTCGACGGCGGGCATCTGGCCGTCGAGATAGTCGACCATGCGCTCGGCGATTCCGATCATCGGGTGGAGGTCGCCCTCCGCCTTGACGACGACGTTGCCCGCGTTCGCGGGCGCGGTTCCTGCGGCCATTGTGACTTCCCTTCTCTCTGTCGTTCGTGATCCAGACGCGCGAGTCGCGCGCGAGATCAAGTCGTCAGCCCAGTATCGTCACAGCCGCATCGACGGAGTCCGCATCGTTGCCGCGCCGTCTCGCCGTACGTCTCTGCGCGCGGTGTCTGTCGAGCCGTGCTCGACTCCGTGCGCCGTCCGGCGAGTTGCCGCGTGGCAACTCCACCACCCATCGACCATCGAACCTGTCGCCCCTTACCACCGATGCTCCGCTCCGATCAAGAGCGGACGCGCGCGTGCTCGGGCAGGAGCACGCCGGGGATCTTGAACCGCGCCGCGCGCTGCGCGATCGCCTCGACACGCTTCGCCGCTGCGTCGTCCGGCGGCGCGACGACGGCCTCCGTGTCGCCGCTCGCGACGACCGCCGACGACCGCTTCGCGATCTCGGCGAAGCGAGCCTCGATGGCGGTCGCCTTCGCGGCGATCGGCTCGGCGATCCGCTGGTCGAGCAGGCGCGCGGCGCGCGTCAGAAGCTGGTCGAGCGCGGCGCGTCCGACCGCCTCGTCGGCGGCTTCGGCCTCCTCCGGCGTGATCTCCTCGCCGTCCTTCGGCTCGACCTCCTCGTCCTCGTCGTCCTTCTTCGCGGGCGGGTCTTCGTCGAGCACCGCCTGCAACGTCGTGATCGCGGTCTGAAGCGTGTCGACCGCAGCCGCCAGCTTCTCCTGCGCGCCCGAGAGCCGCTCGCGCCGAGCGGCGGAGATCTTCTTGCCAGCGCGGACGACCGTCTCGACGCCGCCTTCGGCATCGCCGTAGAGCGACACCGCGTCGCGTAGCTCGGAGAGCGCGTTGCCCGATCGCGCGAGCGCGGACTCGGCACGGACGACGGCGCGCTCCAGATACGCGTCGGTCATCGCGACCGCGCTCGGGTCGGCCGCAAGTAGCGACATCCGCTCGGCGACCGCGTCCATCCGAGCGCGGACGACACGCCGCGCGTCGTCGGCCGAGCGCCCCTCGTAGAAGACGCTCGACGCGGAGCAGCGAAGCTCCTCGGCGCACTGAGCAAGCACCATGACGTTCGCGTACAGAGCGTCGACGGCGGAGTCGACGGCCTGCGAGACGGGACCACGGAGAGCGACGTTGTCGCCCTGCGCCGCGACGAAGCGGCGGAGCATCCCGAGCGCGGCGCGCACGGTCGTCGCGTCGTCGTCGGTCGGCTCGCCGCTCGGCGGCGTCTCGACCGGCGCGGCCTCCGGCTCCGGCTCGACCGGAGTCGCCTCCGGCTCGACCGGCGTCTCGACCGGCGTCTCGACCGGCGCGTCGCTCGGCGTCGGCTCCGCGACTTCCGGCGTCTCGGGCGTATCGCCGCCGAGCGCGCGGAGCGCCTGCTGCTTCCATTCGCCGATCGGATTGTGATCCATGACGTGCTCCTCGACGAGCGTCCGCTTCTCGTTCGGCTTGAACGCTCGCTCTGCTCCTTCGGTGCGATCCATGCTGCGAACCTCGTACGCGACACCCGTCGCTGCGATGCGCGCCGCGCGCGCGAACTGGTCGACTCCGTCCGGCTTGAGAACTCCGCGCGCGACCGCCTCCTGCACGGCGTACTTGTCGATCCCGACCGCGCACGAACTCGTCTCCATCCAATCTGACGCGAGGTACTGGATGCGCTCCGGCTGCCCGCTCGCGCCGCGCACGACGCGGATACGCGTCCCCATCCAGCCGCCGCTACAGGCGCGCAGGAAGCCGCGCGCGTGCATCTGCCCGACCTGATAGCCGAACGGGTACAGGTCTTCGGGCGTGAACTCGATGTCCTTCCACAACTCGTAGGTCGAGCCGCGCTTGTACGTCCGGCGCGCGAGGCAGCGACCGATCGGCAGACCTTCCCAATCGTGCGCGAACAACCACACGGGGTTGAGGTCGTAGCCGGTGAAGTCGATGCCCTCGATCAGCAAGTCCTTGTCGTCGCGCGCTTCCTCGCCGGACGACACGACGAAGCGGACCACGGTGCGATCCGCGCTCGACTCCGGATGCTTGCCCGAGTAGCGGACCGCGAGCGGCTTGTGGATGAGCGGGCGCTCGTCGTCGCGCGACAGCACGCGCGTATCGGGGTCGCTCTCCGAGACGGCGACCGAGCGCGCGATCAGCGCGTCGATCAGGCCGAGCGACGGCACGCGCTTCAGGCAGATGTCGGTCGGCACCGGGCCACTGACGTACTCTCTCGCGGGCTTCACGCTTCCTCCGCTTCGTCGAGCGCTTCTTGCGCGTGTTCGAGCGCAAGCTCGCTCGCGGTCTGCGCGCCTTCGTCACGCTGCTCCGCGTACGCCGTCCGCGAGAGCGGCACGGTCGTACAGCGGCAGTTGATGACGAGGCTCGGATCGGGGCAGTCGGGATCGGACGGATAGCGGAGCCCCGGCAAGAACTCCTCGCCGACCTCGGCGATCACGCCGTCGAGTTCCGCGTGCTCGTCGCGGACGTGCTCGTCGCCAGCCGTGAGCCACTGGTGCTTCTCGACGCCCTGCTCCATGTAGGCGATCTGCCGCGACGACGACATCGCGATCGCCGTCTCCGTCCGCGCGATCGTGCGCGCGCGAGAGAGCGACGCGTCGAACACGTCACGGATGCCGTCGATCGTCTGCTTCAGGTTCGCGCCCGTGTCGACCGCCGAGACGATCACGGAGTTGACCGCGTCGCGCGTCGCGTCCGTCACGGCCGTCGGCAGTCCGGTCCCGAGTCGCTTGTCGATGTAGCCGTTCACGAGTGCCGGGAGCCGGTCGTCTTGGAAGCGCGTGTAGTTCTCGATGGGCACGCCGATCGAGTCCATCACGTCGCCGAGCGTCGCGGTCCCGGCGCGGTACGCCTGCCTGATCCCCGGCGTGATCGCGCGCCGGAGCGACGACGCGTCGATCTCGTCGAGTAGTACCGCGATCTGCTCGGCCGTGAGCCGGATCTCCGCGAGGTCGCTCTCCGCACGGAGCACGGCACGCGCGCCGGAGCCGCCCGACGCGGCGTTCAGCTTCACGAGACGGCGGAGCACGCCAGCGCGCCACGACATGATCGTCGACCGGATCTTGTTCTCGATCGTGTGCTCGATCGACTGCGCCTGCTTGAGCGCCGCGCGTTTCGCCTTCCGGATCTGGCTCGCCGAGAGCGGCTTCCTGCGAGGTGCCGCCGCGCGGACGCTCCGGAGCCCCGGCGAGCGACGATCGAACTGCGGTGGCGGCTCTCCTACGTCGCCGTCCTTCTGATCCTCTCTCGCGGGCTGCGCGCCGTCTTCGACCGGCGGCGGCACGGGGACCGGCGGCGGCGCTGGCTCCGGCTCCGGCTCCGGCGTCGGGTTCGCGACGAGTTCCTTCGGCGTCCCGGCGGAGCCGATCACGGCCGTCGCATCCTCGCGCGACATCCCGAGTCCGGCTTCCAAGATGCCGACCGCCGAGTCGCGCGGGATCTCTCCGGCGACGACCGCCTTGACCACGTCCATGATCGCCGTGATCTGCAAGCCGGAGAGCGCGACCGGCGCGGCCCCGATCGCTGCGGCCGGTCCGGTCGTCGCGCTCTGCGCTTCCATCGCGGCTTCGAGCGCGTGCTCGGCCTCGTAGTCGAAGCCGAGATCGAGACGCTCGTCGACCTGCTCGCGCGACCAGCCCGCGCTGACCAACTGGACGGCGACCGTCGCCTTCGAGGTCAGGTCGTCGCGTAGCGCTTCGACCGTGTCGAAGTTGAAGACGCCTTCGAGCGTCGGGTCGACGCGCTGGATCAAGAACTCGTTGAGAAGCTCGGCGACCTTCACGGCGAGCGGGATCGTGTTGTTCTCGTAGAGCAAGCGTTGCTGGACGCGGAGTCCGGCGTCGGACAGGCCAGCGTTCTCGAACACGCCGAGGTAGAGCGGCGGAAGGTTCAGCAGGCGCGCGAACTCGTCGAGCGAGAACTTCCGCTGCGCGAGGAACTCCATGTCGCGCGGCCGGAAGCCGAGCACCTGATACGTCCACTTGCCGGTGAGGAGCGCGAGCTTGTTGCCCTGCGACGCGCCGCCGAACTTCTTCTGCCACTCCGACTCCAGCTTGTCGGCCTGCTCGCGCGGAAGCTCGTCCTCGTCGCCGTCGAACGAAAGGATCTGCCCCGGCGCGCCGCCGTTCGCGAGAGTCGCGCGCTGGTACGTCCCCGCGAGGTACTCAGAGTCGGTCGCCATCCGGCCGGGACCGAACGGACCGATGCCGATGAACGGATCCTCTTGGTTGACCGCGTACTCCAGCCGCATGACCTTCGCGACGGGCAGGATCGCCGTGTTGCCGTCGCCCGGTCGCCGGTACTCCCAGCCGCGAATCGTCATCGGGTCGTCGCCCGGTTCGCGGTACGGCCGGATGCGCGTCGGCTGGAGAAGTCGAAGCTCCTGCGGAACGCCGTACACGTCCTGCGCGTACGGATAGAGGTACGCGTTGCCGGAGTGGTAGTGGACGATGAGCGTCTCGATCAGCTTGCGCCACGTCATCGCCGCGCTCGGTCGCTTCGTCAGGCGGACGAGCCGCGAGCGCGGATCGTCGCCGTCGACGCCGAGGAGCGGCTCGTCGCGCACCGTATCCCAGATCTCGAACGGTACGCGCGCGAGCGAGGTCGCGACGATGTTGACGCCACGGAAGATCGTCAGGAGCTTCGTGTACGGGTCCGAGACGCCCGTGACCGGATCGTCGTCGAGCCCCCTCATGTACCGTTCGAGGACGCCGAGATCGGTCGCCTGACGGAACGACGCGCGTACTCGCGTCGGCGGAGGTGTCGGCTTCGCGCGCTTCGAGCGTGTGCTCGATGCGCTACCGCCGCGCGGCTTGCGCGCGGTCGGGGAGCGTTCTGCCATGCTCACTCCGCCTGCGCTTCCGCCTGCACCCACTCCGCATGGAGGCGAGGTCTATGCGAGATCGCGTCCCGGCGCAAGCGCTCGAAGACGTACGCGTCAGAGCAGGCGGATCGTCGACGCGATGTTCGTCATCCCGAGCTTCCGGAGGTCCGCGAACGCGAGCACGAGCGCATCGGCGCGGTCCGGCGATCCGAGCCCCGCCTTCCGCATCCGCTCCTTCGACACGAGCCGCATCTTCGACTCGCGGCCGACGCTGTACTCGTACTGGCGCGAGACAAGCTGGTGGAGGAGCGCGTCGTCGGCGATCGCCGAGAGATGCGCGGTCGAGAGCGCCGCCTTCAGG